AGATGCTCCTTTAAAGAAAACAGACATTCAAGATAAATATGTTGTAATAGCTCCTCATGCTTCTGCTCATGCAAAATATTGGAACTATCCTGGTGGGTGGCAAACTATAATAGACTATCTAAATAATAAAGGATATAAAGTTGTTATGTTGACAGCCGAACCTTTAGGAGATGAATGGCACGATTCAAAATTAGGAGGCACATTAACGAGGGTAATAGACAAAACAGGATTTGATATTCCATTAGAAGATAGAATGATTGATATTCGCGATGCTTCTCTATTTATAGGAATGGGAAGTGGTTTAAGTTGGATATCATGGGCTTTAAATACCCCAACTATCTTAATATCCGGCTTTAGCTATCCCTATACTGAATTCCAGGACTGCGAACGAATTTATCCTTTAGAATATAATGCTTGTACAGGTTGTTTTAATAGACACGTACTAGATGCAGGAGATTGGGAATGGTGCCCTGATCATAAAAATACTCCTCGTCAATTTGAATGTACTAAATTAATTAAACCTGAACAGGTTATAGAATCTATTAATAAATTTTTAAACTCATAATATGTATAATAAACAATTAAATTTATGGAAAATCAAAAATTAACACAAGAAGAATTAACTACATTACAAGAATTACAACAAAATGGTCGTATCGTTATTGAAGAATTAGGCCAAATTGAGGTTGCTAAATTTTCTTTAGAACAAAGAAGAATAAAAGCAGAACAATTTTTGCAAGACGTGCAAAAACAAGAACAAGAATTTGTTCAAAATATTACAAATAAATATGGTATTGGTTCTGTAAATCCTGAAACAGGAGAATTTACTCCTTCCTTAAGAGAAAATTAATTTTTACGAATTTCTGTCATATTTATAGACAACAAAAAACTATAAAAACATGGCAGAAACTTTAATATCTCCTGGCGTTTTAGCGAGAGAAAATGATCAATCGTTTATTACTCAACAACCTGTAACAGTTGGAGCAGCAATTATAGGCCCCACAGTTAAAGGACCTGTTGGAGTACCTACTATTGTTACTTCATACTCCGATTATTTAAATAAATTCGGATCAACATTTGTAACAGGTGGGCAAGTTTACACATACTTTACTTCAATTGCCGCTTACAATTACTTTAATAATGGTGGCGAAACACTATTAATAGCTAGAGTAGTTAGTGGTGGCTATTCAGAAGCAACTAGTACCGCTATTAGTGGTAGTACTACTGCTCCAACCCAACCAACATTGGTGCTTAAAACTATTTCTGAGGGTACTATAATGAATAGTAGCTCTAGTTTAGATGTATCTGGATCATTGCTAAGTGGCTCAGCAGATAATGTAAGATGGCAAATTGTAGAAACATGGACTAATTTGTCTATGGACCCGTTAGCTCCTAATTTTGTATCTAGGGTAATCGGTGATCAAGCATTAAATTTTGCTTCCTCAGGAACTAGCTATTATTTAGATGTAACTGGCTCTTATCCAAATAATTCGAGATATGTTTATGTAAGTGCGGTTAATAACCCAACTCCAAATTATTTTGATAATAATGGAATAGCAAAAACACAATTTACTGGATCTATACCTCTTAATGCAAGTGGATCTTTTAACAATGCTATTGGAACTGTATCTACTGATGGTCAATATTATAGTGCTATTACAGATGGTAACAGATCTCAAGGTATTCCAAGTGCTAGTTATACTAATATGATTAATCTATTATCTAATCAAGATGATTATAGATTTAATGTATTATTAACTCCTGGTTTATTTAATTCACTACAAACTTCCCAAGTAACCACTATTATCTCTAACACACAAAATAGAGGAGATAATATTTTTGTACTTGATTTAGTACCATATAATTCAAGTGTATCTACAATTAGTACCCAAGCTTTAAGCAGAAATACATCATACGCTGCTTCATATTGGCCTTGGTTACAAGTAATTGATCCCGATACCGGTCAATTTGTTTGGGTACCTGCTTCTACATTAATTGGTGGTGTGTATGCTTTCAATGACAGCGTTGCTGAACCATGGTTTGCACCTGCCGGCATTAACAGAGGCGGTTTAGCTGGAGTAATTAGAGCAGAACGTAAATTATCCCAATCAGATAGAGATACATTATATAGCAATAAAGTTAACCCAATCGCTACATTCCCTGGACAAGGTGTTGTAGTATATGGTCAAAAGACATTACAAACAGCAGCATCTGCTCTTGATCGTGTAAATGTTCGTAGATTGTTAATTGCCCTTAAGTCTTATATTTCTCAAGTAGCAAATAACTTAGTATTTGAACAAAACACAATCGCAACGAGAAATGCCTTCTTAAGCCAAGTTAACCCATACCTCGAATCAGTACAACAACGTCAAGGTTTATACGCATTTAAAGTAGTAATGGACGACTCAAATAACACTCCAGATGTGGTAGATAGAAATCAGATGGTAGGTCAAATTTACTTACAACCAACCAAAACCGCTGAATTTATTTACCTCGACTTCAATATTACTCCAACAGGTGCTACATTCCCTGCGTAAATTTTTAAAGACAGAATATTTATAATAAACAAAATATAACATGGCAATATTAGATCCAAACGAAATATTTTTCACCGCCTTTGAACCGAAACAGGCTAACCGATTTATCATGTACATTGATGGTATTCCGGCTTATGAAATCAAAGGTGTAAGTAATGTAAACCTAACCCAAGGCTCAGTTAGATTAAATCACATTAACGTACAACGTTACGTTAAAGGTGTAACTACTTGGGGTCCTATTACATTTACTTTATTTGATCCTATTACTCCTTCCGGCGCACAAGCTGTAATGGAATGGGTACGTTTACATCACGAATCAGTAACTGGTAGAGATGGATATTCTGATTTCTACAAGAAAGACTTAACATTTGATGTATTAGGCCCTGTAGGTGATATTGTATCCGAATGGATTATTAAAGGAGCAATGATTACTACTGTTAACTTTGGTGATTATAGTTGGGATACACTTGATACCGCTGTAAACATTAATATGACTGTTCAACCTGATTATTGCGTATTGAACTTCTAAAAAACGCTTACATATTTTTCAAGAAGAGCTTGGCAACCCCAAGCTCTTTTTTTATATTATACGCATATTATAGGGAAAGTTCTTTAATATGTTCAATAATTTAAATTAAAAAAATATGACAACATTTTATTTTGTACTAGGTATGGTTGTAGTCTTGGTGGTAGCCGAGGTTATAGCTGCATTTATTGTAATTAAAACAATAAACACATTAAAAGAACAAGCAAGAGATTGCGACACTCAATTTACTAACATTTATCGTAGGATGGATGATGTACACCGAGACACAGATCAACAATTTCAAGAAGTTTATCGACAACTCGATTCTCGATTAGATAAACTAGAAAATAGATTAACCCCAAAACAAGTTATAAAAGGATAAAGAATCCAATTAAAGAACTTTCCTTTATAATATTTATAATCAACAAAGTTACATTAAATAAAAATTATGGCCGAATTAAATTTCCCAACCGAAATAGTTGAATTACCATCTAAAGGATTAGTATATCCTCAAGGTCATCCTCTTCGCAGCGGTAAAGTAGAAATGAAATACATGACTGCTAAAGAAGAAGATATTTTAACAAATCAAAACTACATTAGTAAAGGTATAGTATTAGATAAATTATTAGAATCTCTTACTATGAATAAAATTAACCTTAAAGAGCTAGTAACAGGTGATAAAAATGCTCTACTTGTAGCTTCTCGTATTTTAGGATATGGTAAAGAATATTCATTTACTATAGATGGTAAATCGTACGATGTAGATTTATCTGTTTTAGAAAATAAACCATTTAATGAAGATGCTATTACACCTAATGGTACTCTTAAATTTACACTCCCCGCTTCTGGAGCAGAAATAGAAACCAAATTTCTTACAGATAAAGATACAGAAACAATAGAGCAAGAAGTTAATGGGCTAAAGAAAATTAATAAAGATTCATCTCCTGAAATTACAACCCGATTAAAACATCAGATTGTATCGGTTAATGGGTCTACAAATAAAAATGATATTAAAGATTTTGTTGAGAACCATTTATTAGCTCGCGATTCTAGAGCACTCAGAAACTTTATCAAAGATTCATCTCCAGATATTGATTTAAAAACCAAAGTTGTGGTAAATGGTGTAGAGGAGGACATCGACATACCAAATAGTTTATAATATGCCCTTATGGCTCCGCAAGTATACATTCGATACATTAAAAGAATGGTATACCCCTAAAGAAAATCAAGAAAATGAAAATTCGTGGGTAGGAGGAGCAGCAACACAAGAAGCTGCAAAAAATAAAAAAATTAAACCTCCTACTTATGTTACAAAGGCGTTGCGTAAAAAGTAACGCCTTTTAATATTTATAATAAAATATTCTAATGGCAGAAGAATCATTTTCAGGATTGAATGAACAATCAATAAAAAATGCTCAGAAAATTAAATCTGAGGTGGGGGAAATCAAAGGGGCGATTGATCGTCTTAATAGATCATTAGGAGAAGAAAAAGATTTATTAGATGCTATAAAAAGTGCGTTTAGTGGAATATCAAATTCTGCAGATAAAATAGGCAAATTACAAGATAATATTAAAAATAGTAGTAAAGGAACAGTAGATGCTCTTAAACAACAAAAAGAACAATTAAATATTGTTAAAAATTTAAATGCACAGATTGATATACTTTATGAAAGAGCAGAAACTAAACGTGGTCGCTCTAGGGAAAACTTAAGAGAACAAGCACAAAATACTGCTGAATTAAGAGACAGAGCAAGACAATTAGCAGATATATTTGGTGAAATAGTTGAAGATTCAGCCAAATTAAACTCATCCACTTTATTTTTCTCTAAAATATCAGATGTAATAAAAGATATACCGGCATTAAGGCAATTTTCTAGTCCTTTTGAAGCGGCCGCTAAAGCAGCAAGACAAACTGTTTTAGATAATGCTAAGATAGCAAGCATAAAAGAAACTATATCTAATTTAAGCGAAGAAGAACTAACAACCGGAAGAGGATTAACAAAAGAAAGACTTGAACTATTAGGACTAACACAAGCCGCAAATAACCAGACATATGGAGCTGCTGTTGGCGCCCTTAGAAATTATCAAGCAATTAACAAAGAATCTAATGTTTTTATGACTGGTTTAAGT